CAAAATTAAAAATATAATTTGTGCTTTCTTAAATTGTTTGCCTAATTTTGCTGCTGTTGTTAATTTCTTATCCATCTATCAAATTTAAATTAAACTGGTTTGCTATATAATTTATGCTCTGCTCTTTCTCTAACCTCTGCATCATATACTAAAATTAAATCAAGTTCATCTGCAACATAGTTTATGTGCTTTTGTGTGGTATCTGACCAATAACCTAATTGTAGTAAATCATTGCCTTCTATTGTAGCAACGTGTGTTGAATAAGACCACACTTGATTATTGTGGACACATAGGTTTTTTTTGTACTTAGGTAATGTTTTCATTTGTCTTGTTTTAATTATTATTATTTAATTTTTCTACATTATTTATACAAGCCTTACTTGTTCTATAAACTTTAATTACTTGTCCATCTTTTTTATGGTCTATTATTGAATGAGCATTTTTACCCCAAGTCCATCTTTCAAATCTATTTTCTGTTTTCATTATATAAAATCTTTATTGTTATTTAAATATCCTGTAAATTTCTGAAAGTCTTTTGCTTCTTTTTCTGTTTTAAAATAATGGCTTTCAATTTCATTATCTTTAGTAATAATGTCTAATCTAAAAGAATCACTTTGTTTGTTGGTCATTAGTCTTGTTTTCATTTGTCTTGTTTTTGATTATTAATTAAATATAAGTCATCAAATAAGTCTGTTGGATAACCTAATGCTTGTAATAATTTACAATTTTCTAAATATTCTAATTGTAGATGTGTTAAATTTTTCATTTGTCTTTTTTAATGTTATACTCAAAGATAACAATTATTTACTTATTAACAAAACTTTTAATAACTTATTTTAATTATAGTGTTTACTCTTGTTTTAGTAATAGGTGTAATTCTTACATTTAATGAAGTGTGTATTTACCGAAGTTTGGTCTTGATAATATAGAGTAAGTTGCATAACGACAAGGGTCAATAATATGGTTGTGCTTATCTTCTGGAACATTGATTAACATCCCTGCTTTATCTTCCTTCCATTTATAGTTTCTAAATTCACTAATAGCATTGGTTGAGCTTTTAAGTATATGTATCTTATATCTTTTTAATAAGTCAATCCCTGCATTAACAGAGTCTTTTCCCTTGATGCTTGGAAATATATTATGACCCATTCTCCTTAATTCATTTATTAGTCTTGGTTCAGCACTATCAGCATAGATTGGATTAGGTAATAGCTTTTCTTCTTTCAAGAAATTACTAATATCATTGGTAGTCATTTGTGTTCTATAAAGATGTTCTTGAACATAAAGGTTGTGACCTTGTGTATAAACAGACACTAACGTACTTGGGTCGTTTGTATAACCAAAATCCATTCCGTAAGCTATTAGGTTTGCATCCACAGGAATTTGATTAACCTCAACATATTTAAAGATTGTACTTTTACTAGCTGCTCTTTCACCTAATCCATAAATTTGCCAATATTGGTCATCCGTATCTCTTAACCTTTCTATCTCTGCTTTTATTGAATCTTCAACAAATGGATTGTCTAAGTAGGTTGTTTTAAAAAATGCACAATCTTCCCTAGTTAGTACTTTGTCATAAATCCAATGGTATTCATCACTTGGGTTAAAGTCTAATATAATTTGGTCTTGTGTTCTAAAAACTAACTGTTGCCAATCTTCAAAGTATAATTCATTTGCTTCATTAATAAAAAGCAAATCTCTTTTACGACCTCTAATCTTTTGTGGTTGGTCAAGTGATATAAACTCAACTAGATTTCCAAACAAGTGATATTCTGAATTTGACTTATTATGGAACTTTTCTGAATACACATTGTTAGATTGCAAGATACCAATAAAGTCTCTTAATACAGTAGCTCTTAAACTTGGGAATGACTTACGACAAACTGTGATTACCTTGTTATTGTTTTTTGCACAATACTCAAATATAATCCAAAGTAAGATATTAAATGTTTTGCCTGACCTTGTACCACCCTGCTCAACTAATATCTTTTTTTTATTTCTTACTAAGTGCTTATAGACTACATTAGTCTTTATCTTTAATTGAGTCAATTATCTCTATTTGAAAATTAGTAGGCATCCCCTCTGCTCCTGTAATTTCTTGTCTTTCAACATACCCTCTATTCTTTCCTTTTGTTTTTAAATAAAAGATTGTTGCACTTGTATTACCACCTTGAATTTGTTGATGCAATTGACTCTCTGCAAAATCAATAGCTACATTTTGAATGTCATCAACTTGTTCTTTAAATTTATAATCATTGTTGTAATAATCATAATAAGTGGAACGATGTATTCCCACATTCTTACAAGCTGTTGTAACAACCCCTAATGATTTTTCTAGTGCTATTAGTAACTTCTTTTTTATAGTGTCGGATTTGTCGGTCATTTCTTTCTTTTTGGTTCGTTAGTAAATGGTATATCTTCTTTATAAGTATCCCAAGCAATGTTGTTTCTTTCTCCTTTTATTAGTTTAGGAAATAAATACCTATAATTAATTTTATGATGTAATCTGCCACCATTTTGTTTTTGTTTCTCTGCACTACAAAGACTTGGAAATTGAATTGGAACAACAAGTGCTTTAGTTAATAGTTTTGATTCATTATATGTTGGAGTCAATCCACCCTTTTGTGTTGCTGATGCTGTTGGGTTTAATGCCAATCCAGTTCCCAGACTTCCTGTAAAAAAACCTTCATTCATTAAACCTGCAAATTCGCAAGTATCATTGTCAAGAACTCCCTTTCTTCCTTTGTATATATATTTAGTATTATAAAAAGTTGTGTTCATTACTTTCTTTCTAAACATTTTTTTGTCTGGTACTTGAAACATATCCCCTGTTTGACTCAAAGCAAAAACACCAATCTTTTGTTTAAGCATAAATTCTTTAATACCTTCAAAAACCAAATCAAAATCTTCTAATACAGCACCTCTAGTATATATTGCAAATGGTTTTATTTCAAATTGTCTTGTGTCATCATCTATGTGTATAAAGAAATCAATGTTATTTTTTTTAGCTATATCAAAAAACATATTACAACATTGCCCTGTTGACCTTCTTAACTTACTAGCTCTATGAACATAATCATAAGTTTTAATTGATTCTTCCATATTAAAAATATGCAAATTGCACTTCAATCTTTTAGCTTCATCTTGATAATCTTTAGTGTCATCCGTATCATCATCAATAACAATATGAATTTTCTTTGGGTCGTATCCTATCTTTTCAATAAAATACTTTGCTGTTTTTATGTTCTTAGCTCTTTGATAGCTTGGTATAAATATATCAATCATTAAATAATGTATTATCTGTAAAACTCAATATCTTAATTAAATCATCTTCTATAAAGCCATTAAGACCATTGTCAGTTAATACCAATCTTAATCTTTCTATTGCTTTTTTTTCTTCTTCTCCTGCATTAAAAAAATAATAGTTTGCTACACTTTCAAAATCTATTTTAATAAATCTATATATAAATAGTTTTAAAACTTCTTTTTGTTTTTTAGTTAAATTGTATTCATTTAAAGATTCAACTTTATCATTAAACTTTTTTAAGTCAACACAATCTTCAAGTTTGATTTCTGGTATTTCTTTTGGTTCATAATACAAAGGGTCATATTTTAAACCTGATAAAAGTTCTGTGTTTTTTATAGTTGGAACATTAACACCCCAATCTTCTAGTTTGTTTATATCCCAAGAATTTGCAAGTATATCCCAATCCCAATCACCATATCCAACATTATCTTTTATTATGAATTGTTCTACTTGACTATCACTTAAATCTTTAGCTTGTATTATATAAACTTCTTTTAGCTTAAGTTCTTGACAGGCTTTAAATCTCATATTACCACCAAGTATTCCCATTTCTTTATTTACAACAATAGGTCTTAGCTTTAACATCTCTGGAAATTCTCTTATACTTCTTACAAGTTTTTTAAACTTCTCTTTGTTTATACTTCTTGGATTTTCTGTATTTTCAAAGATTGAATTTATTTTAACTTTCTCTATCATAACTATATAACGTATTATTTTAAATTATTTTTCCACTTATAAGAACTTTTTTTTAATTTGATAGTATTCATTAAATCAACTACATCTTCATCTTCAACATCTAAAATTAATTTTACTAAGGGATTTTTTAATTTATCTCTTAGTTTTAAATATTTATCTTCTACATCTATATATTTATTTTCTAAATAATTTGCTCTATCTACATCTTCATAAGGTATCTTAGATTTAAATAAAAATGTTTTTTCAAATTTATCTAAGTTTTTATTATTGCTTTTATACATTGGATAGTTTTTAAGCAAATGAATACAACTTGCGTGATGCATTTTTCTCCCTTGTTTAGTAAAAAATTTTGCAATGTTTTTTAATTTCATAAACAACTTATCTCTTAATATATAACAAGCCAATGCTCTCATTTCTATCACTTCCCTTTTTCTTGTGTTCTTAAAAATATCTAAACCTGAAAGTCTATTTATTTTTTCACATACTTCTAAAGGGGTTAAATTTTCATCTGAATAATAAGCATCTACAGGTGTAATTAATTCCTTATCTAATCCTTCCATTAATTTGTTCTTAATTTTAGTAAATTATAATATACAATATTTTTATATTGTTTTAATTAAATCAGCAACTATTTTCCAATCTTCGTTTGAGCTGTTATCTTTGTTTTTATATAACTCACGAAAGGAATTTATAGCATCATTAATTCTTTGTTTTTTTGTTTTATTCTTATTCTTAAAATTTATAGGTAATTTATCTGTTAAATCCCATTCTATTACATTTCTACCTGTAATCTTACATTTTCTATTACCTTTTTCATAAACAACTCCTAACTCTCTCAATTCGGTAAATCTTGCTCGAGATTGACTTATTTGATTTTCTTTAGTAGTCATTATCGAAAACGCTTCACCACTTGTACAAGGTGCAGTTTTTAATATAGCTCTATATACCTCTAATCTTTTTTTTGATAGCAAACCATTTGCTTTTATTTCATTATAACAATCTATTGATGTTTGTCTAGTGTTCATATTTTATTAATTAATTCTTAGTTTTAACAAGGCATAACATTCAACATATTTTTGTCTTGCTTTACCTTTATATTCTTTAATAAATAATTCATATAATTTTTTAGTGTATTGGTATTTAGTTTGACATTCAGAAAAATACTTTTCTGCAAACCTTTTCCCTTTGCCTTTAAAATAATTTACATTGTCTGCAGTATCACCCATTATCATTTGCTCATAGAAATTATACAAAGCTTCATCTTCACTTATGTCTAGTATTTCTTTATGCTTATAATGGTAATTGTATATTAACGCAGGGAATTGTTTATAATCTTTATCTATACTCACAATCATAACTTCATTTCTTCCAAATTGTTCAGTTAACTTATGCCAATATCTCGCAACCATATCATCCGTTTCAACTCCAAAACCAAATATACTATCATATTGTTGTTTTACATAATTATGCATTGGATGAAGTAATGGTGGGAGTTCTTGTTTTTTTCTATTGGCTTTGTATTTCTTAGTAATAAGTTTTCTAAAGTTTCCTTTTGAACCACTAAACGTAAGAACCTTATCAATAGTGTATCTTTCTTCTAAGTGATTAACTATTTGCATAAATTGTTCATCAAATTTATTTCTTGAATCACTTATATCTGTGTAGAACTTTTCAGAATCAGGTGTTTCTCTTTTTCTATAACAACTTGCAAAGATTAAACTATCTGCATCAACTAATAATATCATATTATAATTTCATTTAATGGTAATAAAATTCCTTGACTCGTGTTATTATCACCACCCTTTACATCTCTTTTAGTGTTGAGGTATTTTCTACATTTATTTTTTAATTCTTTTATTCCAATAAATGTGATGTTTACATTAGAAGTCACAAAACAATAAAAGTCTGCTTTTGATGTAATTATACCACTATCTTTTCCTCGACTAGAATATTCAATAAAAACATTGCCAGTATCTTTTGCTTGGTAATCTGTTTTAACCTCAACTTTTTTGTTGGTTAAAATATCATAAACAAGTTTCTCACCCAATTGACCCAAGTCAAGGTCATATTTAAAATCTGAGTTGTATTCCATTTATGTTTCTTTTCTTATTATTTGCCCTTCTAAGTCAACAATAATATAATTGTGTTCTTTTAATAATTCAATAGCTTTATTAATTTCATTTGCTCTTTGGCGATAGTGGTCAAATATTTCATTTTCAAATGCGTTTACTTTATTCATAATTCTTTCAATGAGTCTTTTATATTATCTAAATACATATCTTGCATCTTTTTATTTTCTTTAACTACTTGATTAATTATAAATGGTAGGTCTTTAAATAATTGGTCTGTATTATACACCAACCATTTTTCTTCATCTATATCTCCAAAACCAAAATACATTTCTCCATCTTGACAATACAAATGATGTGTCTCGTGAATATATGTGTGTTTTTTTGCTAAAGCTAATTCTTTTTCTAGTTCTTTTATTTTATCTTTTAAATCTAATTTTTTTAAATCCATCTTGTTATTATTATTGTTAAAATTAATCCTATAAATGCGATTGCTAAGACCTTTATACTTCCTATGTATTGTCTATCTGAACGTCCCTGTCTTGACCTATATCTTCTTTCTTTTTTCAAAATTCACATTCTTGGTCATCTGCATAATCAATAGCTTCTTGATATGCTTCATAGTCGTGTTTTTCTATCCAATCAGCAAAATTGTTAAACCAATCTATTACTTGTTGTTTATTTTTTATTTTATATCTCATTTGTTAATTTTTTAATTCTATGAATAAAAAGTTTTTGTCTTTTACTTGTTCTTTTAATTGAACCGTTATTATTACATCCGTAATTTGTGGGTCAATATTAGTTAATCTTTCTATCTCTGACTTAATAGAAATTAATGTGTCTGGTGTTATTGTCATACTAAATAGTTTTTTCAAATTGTTTTCTATTTTTAATTTCTTTAATTACTTGATTTAATATTATTCTATTAAAGTTAGATTTGTTTTCTTGGCAGTATTGATACTGTTTCCATAAATCTTGAATTGTCCAATGTGTAAAAGTTGATGTAATTGTCATTTTGTTTTGTTTTATTGTTATACACAAAGATAAGTATTACTTAGTTATTAACAAAACTTTTAATAACTTATTTTTAAGAAATGTTTAAATTTATACGACTTGCTTGGTTTTCCCTGAGTAAGTAAACATCTTTAAGCAATCTTTTTTTTGTCCACATTGTAGTGTCAGGACAATATTTTTTAATAGGTATTGGCATTTTAAGAGTATTTAACCAATACATAAAGTTTCCTTTTGGGTCATTAACAAAGTAAAGTTTGATAATACTTTTGTCTAAATTCATTAGAGCATCATATTTGTCTTTCTCAAGCATTTTTTCTTCATAGTATTTATTTCTAAATTTCATTTCAATAACACAATCAAAACCTTTTGGAGTTTTACCTTTTGCATCATAAATTGAAGAACCATCACCTGTCCATTCCAATTCCCAACCATCTAAATTAAGAAGTAAAACAACAGCCTTTTCCCATTTATTAATCTTTTTTATTCCCATTATCCCAAATGATATTCAAATCTTTAATCCATTTGTTTATTGTTTTTGGGTTGCAGGTGCAGGGTTTATAAAAACTATGCTTGTAATACTGTGCGTGGAGTTTACACACCAATGAAAATTCATCGTTGGATATGACATCGTTTGCTCCCATTCTAAATTTTTCCCAGTCTTTAAAATCTTTTTTTTCAAATTTTACCATCTTTTAATTTTTAACTTATTTAGGCTTTTTCTTCTATTATTACAATTGCACTTAGTTCCTTTAAATGCGTGGTAAGATTCTACTAAATATTTAATACCTGTGTATTTTGTAATGTAATAAATTAAGTTCCCTAATTTCATAATAATTTTTTAAGTTGTTCTTTTACTTTATTATAAGTCCAATAAAGTGAATAGTATTTTATATTAGAGTTTCTTGAAAAATCTGCAATTGACTCACCACTATTTATTATTTCAAAAACCTTTCTATCATACCAATACATTTTAGATAAAGCATTTTGTATTCTATCATTTGTTTCTTTGAAGTTAACTTGATTTTCACAATCTAAATTTAATTCTGCTTTTATATGTGATTGTGGGTCATCAATACTAATCATTTTAATATTTTTAGATTTTCTTTTTAAATCTATAAACAAGCTTTTTAATGTTTTAAATATATAATAATAGTTTATTTCATCTTTATACATAATATTTAAAGTTCCTTTTTCTAATTGAAATTGAATTTTAATATACATTTCTTGAGTTATATCTTCTGCCACAACTCTAGTACATCCAAATGTACACACTATATCAACCCAAGTATCGTGCTTCTTTGCAATTAAAATTAACTTTTCTTCAACCATATTTTTTTAACGGGTCATATAAGTCATCCACAATAGAGGGTAAACCAATATCATTGACCTCAAAGCTAAAAGTTTCAAAAGCATAACCCCTACTCCTGCCACATCTAACCGTTACCCATTCTTTATTAACCGTGTTTGCTTCTAAAGAAATAACTGTTTCTGCTTTTTTTTCTAAGAAAGAACCTAAATGACCAGTACCTAATTTTGTACTACCAAAATTTTGATGAATTACATTTATAATATGACAATTATACATTGCAGACCATTGCATCAATTTTTGAACAACAGCATTAGATTCTTCTAAACTATTAACATCAGACACAAGGTCGGCAATTCCATCTATAATAACAAGGGATGGAGTATTTATTTTTCTTGATAGATAATATTCAATAAATTCTAAACGTGTCTTATAACCTATTGCACGCAAGCCAAACGTATGGTAAATATTTGAGTCTATATTAGAGTCCATCTCATATACACGTTTAAACACTTTTTGACAATGCCACGTACCCTGCTCTGTGTCAAAATGAACTAAGTGACCATTCCCTCTATGACCTTTAATATTACCACCATAGATATTATGACCACTTAAATATACTGAAGCAAGTAATGATATAAAAAAAGTTTTCTTGGTCTTAGGTGGTGCTGTGACAACACTTAAATTTCCATACGTTCCAATCGGAATAGGTAATAAAGAATCACCACTTTTTGTTTTTAATAATTTTTCACCAAAAGATAATGCAACTGGTGGATAATCTATTTTTACTTTTGTGTTAACAAAGCAATCTTCTTCTATAAATTGCATTAACATATTGTGTTCTGTCTGTTTTGTTGTCATTCAATAAAGATATTATTTTTTTTTATGCAAAGAGAATTTTTTGACTCTTATAAAATATTGTTTTCTTGTTTTAGTGTTTGCTAAGATTTGTTTATTTGTTAGTTTTTTCATATAAAAAAAGGGTATGAATTAAAAAACCCATACCCAAATTTAAGTTAGTAAAGTTATTTTAGAATGGTAAATCTGATTTTTTGTTTTCTACATAAGCAGATTCAGTTCCTGATATAATATCAAGTTTTTCTTCTTCTCTTTCTGCTAATGTAATCTTTCCAGTATTACCAACTGCATCTTTTATCCAAGCCACTTTTCCATTACCGAAATACAAAGCTTGTTTTCCTGCTTCTCTTTCTTCTTGTGTTCTACTATCCATAATTCCAACATTATTTCCATAACGTGTTTCATCATTAATAGAAATGGTAAAATTGTACCACACAGCACCATCTTTACCTTTTTTAAA